AAGTAGCGGCAACCGATGATGTTAAACTATTTAATTTATCACCAACATTCAATCCATCATTTATAGATATTCGGCCTCTGTTTGTTGGAAATTTATGTTTTTCACTTACGATTATCTCTTTACCAGACTTCAATTTTATCCTAAAACACTTTTTAATTTTCTTATGATGGGTTTGTGTAACTGTTTTATAACCGTCATTTGTTTTTATCTGTTGACCAAATTTCAAATCACCGATCTTAATCATTTCACCACTTCTTAATTCAATCAATTGGTTAACTTCAATACACTCAGACAAACCTTCCATACCGGGATTGTTTGTATTGTATGCAGAACGGTTCAACTGAGTCGCTGAAATGATTGGACATTTGAAAATATAGCTCATGGCCCTCACTTGCTCACAAATGTATTTCACACGCTCGTAGGAGTTGCTTCCTACAGTCGAGTGCAACAGATTGACGTAATCGATTACAATGGCATCTACGTTCTCCCCTGAGTCTTTGAAACGTTGGATGAATGAAGTGAGTTGTTTAGGCGTGATCGTGCTCGGTGGAAACTCCTTGATGAAAATTTTGCTATCGGGCAAACGCTTATGCTCTTCTTTGACTGAGAATCGCAATGATTCAGCAGCAGTTTCAAATTCCCTCATCGGAATTTTGGTAATGTTTGAACAAATTCGTTTTGCATAAAGCAGTTCGCTCATTTCAAGAGAAATGACCAAGACAGTTTTTCCTTGTCTTGCAATATTCGCCGCGATATTACCCAAGAAGATACTCTTACCAATATTTGATTGCCCTGCGAAAATATACAACGCCTTGCCATCGCGTCTAAATCCAGCATTGATAAGATCGTCAAGCCATGGCCAACCAGAAGAAATGTATGCATCAACATTCAAAATATCATCCGCAATCAGATCAATTCCCGAAAAGATTTCAAGACCTTTATCAGTAACAAGGTTGATGTTACATGACCGTTCGAATTGATCTAAGATGGTAGGAGTGTCGATATTACCTTCTGACACTTCTTGAGCAACTTTCAACAGAGTGTGATAAACACTCTTCTCCTTGAGAAACGATTCAGTATTTGAATACAGTTCATCCTTATTGAGATTGCTGTCCAATTCCTTGAATGACGACACTAGATTTTTAAATCCGTTTCGAAGATTGTCATCAGTCAAATATGCCTTGACTTCGGTTAAGGATGGCAATGATTGATGCTTATCGTAATATGTTTGGACGATTTCGAAATATTTCGCAATACGTTTGTCTGTGAAATAATCAGGTTTAACATAATCTGCAATAGCAGTCAAATAGGATGAGTCAATCAGCGATTGACGCACCAGAATTTTTTCAAAATAGTCAAGATCAAGATTCATATTTGTTTAAAAACCAACGTTCTCCAGCCTTCCAATCTTCTGTAAATTCTCGCAATCCGGGAGAACTGTGTGTGATTAGAATGTCTCCTACGCCAACTCGGAGGCCCATCTTATGGCAATTCAAAGAAAAGTCAAGGTCGTAAAAATGGAATCCAGCAGGATTGCTTTCGTCAAACGATGCTTGTTCAATGGCAGCACGATTCAAAGCCATAAAAACACCATCAATCATAACCGCTCGATTTGGATATTTTCCAAACGATGTCATCCATTTAGCATTTTCGTCACCATGAGCAACTGCACCGTGTAGATGTCCCTGTCCCATAATATGCCAGAGTGCAGGCGATTGCATGTTTACATTTGATGCTCCTGCAACTCCAACCACATCAAATTGGTCAAACAGTCGGATCAGCTTTGGTATTGGATCGTGTTCGAAAATAATATCATCATGAACCAAAATAAGAGCATCGTGGTTGTTTGCATTGGCTTGATTGATCACCACATTGTAAACTGATGCCAATGAATTTTTATTATTCATAAATGGCATTGTTTCGATACTTACTGGCGCTGACTTAAATGTTGTCGTTTCAGCAGGACTTGTTTTTTGACTTGCGAATGCGATTAGCGGGTTGGAAATATTCACAAACCCGTTCTACACCAGCCATTTAATTTGTCAAATGATTAAATACTGACATGACCAATTTCGGATTTGATTATTTCCTAGAATGCGCTGAACTTTTAGAAGAAGCTAGAGAAGCTTCTCTTTTTGGAGTCGGCACCCCGGCATCCAAAAGGCAAGTTGAATTAACAAATGAACTTTATAAAATGTTTGCTACTAGAAAAAGCAAGCAAAACATCGCTAAATTTGTAAAACGTAGACTGCTTTCAGTATTGAATGACGAATTCAATTACTTTTTTATATCCAAAAATGATATTTACAATGGTATTGACTATATTTTGCAGAAAAACGGTGCGAATTATGAAATTCCAAGAGATGGAAGTGTTGAAACCTATCAAGATTTAGTAACTGATTATGAAGAATCTGATACAGGGGTTGATTTCGAGGACGTTAAAGAAATTGAAGATGATCAGGGACATTTAATTCGTTCGAATACTCCGATGCTTCGTTATGCTATGGATCTTTTGGACGAATTAGCAGGAACCGATACACACAGACACGTATTGGGTAATTTAGCGTTGGTTAAATTCTTATCTGGAAATAGCAATATTAAGTTTCTCAGATATATTAGTGGTGGAACTGCTGATAAACACAACAACAAAGCGATTACAGTCGCTATGGATAATGAGAATTTCAAAAACTTAGCATCTAGCGCAGAAGGTAAGATGGCTGTTGACAGTCTTTCCGCTCAAGATGTGTATGACTACATTGTTTCTGTTGAAGAAAGTGGCGTTGCTACATCGCTCAACGTTACAAACGCAAGAAAAACTGAAATTACAGGTCTTGAAAATGAAGATTGGACAGCATCTGAAGATGTATTAAACAGATTTAAGCAACTGAAAGATAAAGTTGCAAGACATAATATGTCAACTGTGCGGGGAGGTGCTGGACAAACATTTACTGCTGATACCGATCTTTCAATTGGTTTTGTTGGTTTTGCGTTGGCTGCATTGTCGGTTATGCAAGTTGGGCTTCGTTCATATTACAACAAAGCTGAACGTGAAAAAATAACTGGTTCAACTGATTCATCAATCAATTCTAGTAAGTTGGATATTGACTACGGGGATGAAACTGTATCAATTCCAACTTCTATAGTGCGAGAAGTGCCTATGCAGATCATCAATAGAACTATCGACCAATTTGACAAACTTCAGCATAGTGCCGATGGTTCGACTGCCTCCCCAGAAGTTTTTGAAAAAACTATTCCCAAACTCAAGGAAAGTAATCAAAATCAAACAGCCGCACTACTGGAAACCATTATCGCAGCGTTCAAAGAATTGCATCCAAGTTCTGAACGTTCAGTTGAAACTATTTTTCCGAAAAACGCAATTGATGAATTCTTTCCAACTCCAGAGTTGAAACGAGAGTTCTTGAAAATTGCTAACGCCCGTCAGAAAATTGACGATGCCAATGCTATCGCTCTTTTCAGTAAGAAAATGGCAGAAGTTGAAAGAATGATCAATGCGCTGCCAGATTTCGTTCCGCCGCCAAAACCTGAAAAATCAGACAATCCACAAATTCAAAAATTTTTAAATCTAAAGTTTGATTATGAGAAAAAAATTGAACAAAATCCGCATAGTGCATTGAAGACAGCATGGGAACAGCAATTGAATATTGTTAATAAGAAATTGCAAGATCTACAAGCTTTAGAAACACCTTCTCCCGAAGAAGATGAAGAAGGAACGTTTGGTTACATGATGGAACAAGTCAAAAAAGATCGCTATGTAAATCCAACTGGCGATTACATAGATAGAGGTTATAAAAAGCCAATCAATCTTTGGCATTGGAGTCAAGTGAATAAATAAAAAAAGGCGGCAGGTGAAACCTGCCGCCTTTTTTATCATTCTTCTTCGTATGGTATCTCTTCTTCTAGAGGTGAAGTATCATCTTCATCCTCCGGTATTTCCTCGTTGTCTATTTTATTGCCATACGACCACTCTGCTTTCAAACGAGATTCAAGTTCTGGCAGCAACCGCTCCCAAAGTTTAGTGTCTTTTCGCCATGTCTTGTAAAATCCAAGTTTGGTTCCTTCCCAATCAGAATATGTAGCACCATTCGCTACAACAACACCCATGTCCTTCATGATATCAAGCAGACCATAATACTTATCAAGTCCTGTTGCAAAAGAAAGATACATTTCACCTTCCAAATATTGCTTGATAAATCGGTTTTTCACAGTCAACGCTCTGATAATAACACCTGAGTAACTCTTTTGAGAAGCCGCTTTTGTGTTATCGACAGTCTTACCATCATCGTCTTTCATCGGCTTACGAGCAAGCTGGACTGTAACAGATGGAAGATACACAGCAGCCTTACCTCCTGATATATTCTTCTCCAGTGTTGGATACATTTGACTTGGATCTTCATAAACGTGATTTGTTATAAGAATCGGAGTTTTTGTAAGAGTTGACATGTTGGTGCATGTCTTCAAAAGGCTCTTGATACTCTTGGCAAATGTTCCCATGTCGCTTGAAGTGTTTTCCTTATCCATTCGGCTAAGTTCCAGTTCACTCTGGAGGTTTGCCAACGAGTCGATTGCAATGATTACCTTGCCTTCAAGACCTTGTTCTTTCACCTTTTTAAGCAAGCTGTAGATGTGATTTCTGGTATTTTCAGCTGTTTGCACAGTAAAATACTTAACTCGACTCACATCAAGCCCCATCGCCTCTGCGCTTTCAGCATCAATAGCACCTTCGGTATCGTAAATGACAACTTGCATACCTTTTTTCTGAGCATTTGCAAGGATCTTAAGAATAAATCCGGTCTTAAACGTTTGGCTAGGTCCAGCAAATTGAACAACTCGACCTCTAGGAACTCCACCATACAACGATCCAGAAATCAACGCATTCAAAACCATTGATCCTGTATCAATCCAATCATCAACTCCAGTCAGCTTATTCTCACTAAGATAAGCTGAGTATGGAGCGATGTCATCAATGCTATCAAAAATAGCATCAATTTGTTTTTGTTTATCATCTTTCGAAGACATATTATAGGTCGTTGATAGAGATCACTTTTGGGGAACTAGAGGCAACTGGCGCTGGGGGAGTGTTGATCTTACCGTATTGCTCAATAACTCGATCATCAAGATCAACGTCGCTAGTAACAATTGTAGTCTTGTTATAAGTCCATATATTACTGGCTCTGGAATCCTTATTGATAAACTCAAAGAAGAAAATTGGGAATGCTTGAACTTGAAATTGACCGGATTGGTCAGGATTTACAATAAACATAACTGGGTTTTCCACAGTCAGTGTGGCGTCAGTTTCGCTGACCTTGTTAGCAATGATGGTTCGACCGATTTGGTCTTGAAATACAATTGGTTTCTGTTTCATACAAATACAATTTACACTATCATTTCAATAAATCAAGTGATTTTTTAATCTCTTCAAGTGCAAATTTGCCAACGTTGCTTCTTTTTTTACCAGCTAATTCATGCGTCCATTTTAATTGAATGCGCAGAGCTTTTCTACGCTTTTCCAACTCTGGATTATTGAATTTAGCTCCATATTGATTGCGAATTAATTGATCCAAAACTACAATCATTGTAGCTTCTGCATCGTCCAGTCCCTTATTGTAAGCCTCTTGAGTTGTCATAATATTATTCTGATAATAGGTCTAGGAGTTCACAACGCAAATTCTCAGTTGGTCTTCTCAAGAACCATCCTACCGCTTTGTAAAAGAAGTTGATATTCTTATACATCAACTTTTCAAACATTACTTCGTAGTCTACTTCAAATTCATTTCTAAACTCTTCGGGATAATTAGTTCCATATGCGATAACATCAACCCCATATTTATTGGGTTTTTTAACATTGATATAACGGATTTTATCACCTTGTTTAAGCTTTTGATACTTACCACCAATTCCCATGCTTTCAATGATGGTGTTGTGGAAGTAAGCGGCTTTCATATGCTCTTGCATACCTTTGGCAATCGTTCCAAAACCATCACACTTGTCTGCATACTTGTCAAATGTATTGATTCCGCTAATACGTGAAATATTCTCATTTTCTAGTGTTTTAAAAGTCTCATAAGCTTGATTGAAAAGCCCGTCTGCTGACACTTTACTCTTGTCAGTAATCATGTTTTCTATGATTTCCTTCAAATACGGTTTCAGCTTCTTGGGCATTGTAGTTTTAACGACCGAAACTCCACGATATTTAAACTTGGAAGTTTTGAAACCTTCATCATCCACAAGATGCAAGACGTAATACTTCTTTTTGAGGAATATACCTGCATCGCAAATGGCTTCTCGCTTGAACACAAATCGAGGATCGGAACTTCTCAATTCAGAAGCTGCCCATGTTGTCATACCAGCATTCAGATAATCTTCAATATAATCGCAGAAATCGTAAAAATCTGAATTCAATTCCCCATCTTTGAACAATGGAATTCCTTTGTTTTGCACACACTTCAACGAAACGTGAACTGAGTCGGTGTCATTGTAGATGATGGATTTTTCGAGAGTATCAACTGAGATTTCTGGAAACTTTGCTCGAACGCTATCGACAAACAAATCATTGGATTTTTTAATAACTGATTGTCCCGTCAATGTAACTGATGATGCAATGTCATCATCGCCCATGGGCGCGTAACCATTCCCCATGTATCCATAAAGCGAGTTTAGATTGATTTTATATGCATACTGAACTGAATCAAATCTATTCATGTCATCGGTCAGTTGCAATATTTCTTCTTTTGAAAGAGAATCATCTTCCAGTTTTTTACGACAATCCTTGAACGCCTGCTGCATCTTCTTTCGTTCGGCATACAACCAATCCAAATATTCAGGAACAATACCCTTGCGCTTTTGAGAAAACAAGAAGTTTGCCTTTGTCATACACAACTGTTCAGCAATTGCATACTGTTCAAACTTATCCTTTTGAAGAGAATACATCTTACCGTTCACATGATAAATGTTGACAACATCATCAAGCTCTTCGTATCTGCCAATCTTGGTTTCTGGAGACAAATTCAAAGAAATCATAACACTTGGATACAGCGAGTTGGCGTCAAAGATGACTAAGTTTTCACTAAGTCCTACAACAGGATCTTTGACATAAGCTCCCGGATTTTTTCCAGTTTTCAAAGGTCTTATGAATGTTGGAATACGCTGATCGCGCTTTCTAGCTTGAACAGCCAATGCGCCATTCATAATTGGCAATGTCGAAATCGCCTTGTCTATGTTTGTCAATCCAATATTGGCAAGGAATCGCAACGTTTTCATGTAACGAAGCTTGTCATCCAGCTTCACAAGAAGTTCTACGTCTTTGATGTTGTAATCAACGAAGGTTTTCCAATCTTTAACAGCAAGTTCCCAAAGTTGACCCTCATATTCCAACTTCTGCTCTCCAAGTTCAACTTCTGCAATGTAATCCAGTTTGTAACTCTCCTGTTTGTCAAGTTTGAACTTCTGATACATAACCATGTAATCGACAGATGCAACACCTTCGATAATAAGTTCAAATGGAGGTTCTCCAAACTTTACATTCTTTTTGACCTTTTCATATATTCGGCCAATTGGCGACAATCTCTTTTGCCAATCCTCGTTCAAAACAGCCGCGATTCGATTTACAATATACGGAATGTCAAATCCGCTTGAATTCCATCCAGATACAACATCTGGATAATCCATTTCCCAAAATTTGACAAAAGTTTTCAACAATTCTTCTTCGGATTTGCAATGAATGTATTTCACCTTCTTGTCTTTGATGTGCTTTGTATCAAATGGGCGCAATCCGAATGTCACATAACGATTCTTGATCGTATCGTAACAACTGATCAAATTGATCGTATCCTCTGGATTTTTAATATCGGGAAACTTCCCTTTATTGCTGAAAGTCTCGATGTCTATAAACATCACTTTCAAGGCAAATTTACTGAAATCATCATCGGTGTTTTGGGTCCAGTAGTTGTCAACAAGAAATTGTTGCGCTGGAGGAATGTTTTCAAACAATCTTTTCAGTTTGGATTCTTTGACAAATTTCTTACGATCAAAGTCCGTTGGAAACTCTCTCTTGCGGAGTTTTGTTTTGAAAATGCTTTCTTCTGCTCCGTATTTGTCTTCTACCAACAAATACGGATTGAAATCCAAATCGTGTCGCACACGATTGCCATCGGCGTCCCATGTGAACAGATGAATGCACTTTTCTCGGTTGTTGTAGACGCAATTTCGATACATTTCAACCAACGATAGCACGATTTGGGAATCTGTCAATCCCAAATCGTGGCATTTTTAAAAATGTATTTGCTAAATATTCAAATGGATAAGCAAGATAGTCTCGCAATTGGCAATATTTATGAAAATTTAGATTTTAAATCATCATACTCCAACGTAGATCCTCAAATAGAACGTGTTAAGGCTCAAGCTAATGAAGTTTGTCACGCTCTTGAACATAAAATTGAAGGATTGATAAATTACTACAAAATGACAAAAACTGAATTTTTCAACAATCCTCGCGATATGAATGCATTGAAAAAGCTTGAAAATATGTTGAAGCATTTGAGAGAACCTCTATATCCTTATCAGGAATTTAGAGGTTGATCTCAGTTCCACTTTTTGAGCAATTGTCTTGAAGGATCTCCATACGGCGTATCCAAAGCTTCAAGGTGGCATCCAATATTGTCATCCAATTCTAGGAATCTATGAGATGCAATTTCTCTCAATTGAGGA